TTAGGTCAGAATTCTATAATTAATACTGTAAACTTAGATAAACCAATACTATTAATTGGTCAGACTGGTGTAGGTAAAACTACAATTGCATATATTTTAGCAAATGAATTTTGTAAATCTGAAAATATAACTGAAAGGGATTGTGTAACTAATTCAACTAAACCTGATATAGAAAATATACTTAGTGAGTTTTTTAGATCTAGTATATTTGGTAAAGAAAAAGTATTAATTCTTGATGAATTACATGGGTTGAATCAAAGTATTAAAGCACAACGTTTGTTACTTAAACCTTTAGAAACATTACCTAAAAATAAAAAAATTATTGCATGTTCATCTACAGTAGGTAAACTTGAGAAACAGTTGTTAGATAGATTTTTAATATATAAACTTAAACCATTATCAAATAAAAATTTAAAACAGTTATTAAATTATGTATGTGAAAAAGAGAGTATTAAACTTGAACGTTGGTTAAAGATTTTATTGATTGAAAAGTCTGATGGTTCAGCGCGAAAACTTTTAACTTCATTACCTATAATTAAAAATATAAAAGATAAAGAGGAAGCTGAATATTTATTAGATATTAGTTCAATGGATGCTGATCCTGATGTACTTGAACTTTTTAAGTATATTTTATCAGGCAGTCTTTCATGGATACAAATAGTAAACTTAGTAAAGAATATACAGAAAACTAAATCATCAGACGCAATACGAATTGGATTAATAAATATTATAACAGGGAGACTTAAATCAAAGTATATGACATCTTTGAATGAAGGTAGCCTGTTAATTAAAAGTATAAAGTCATTAAATAATATTTTTATTCCTCAAGATGCATCACTGATTACAGCATTATTTGATATGTTTTGTTTATTTAAGGAGAAGAAATGAGTGAAATAAAAGAAAAAGTAATACAATTAACAGAGGGAGAATCATTTACTGCTGGTCCAGAGGAATATTTAATATCTGAGAAGCATACATTATCGGATATTTTTAGATTTTTAGTAAGTTTGGCAGGTCCAGGGGGTATAGAAGATATTCAATATCTTTTAGATGAATATAAAAGACCTTTATCTTGCCCTTGTTGTGGGAGTTCTAATATAGAAAGTGGAGATAACTGGGGTTCTGGTGAAGCTTTTGTTCATTGTTTAACCTGTAATATTGTATTAACATTAGATGGTGAAGGTGACACAGATATTATTTCACACTGGAATAGAAAGGTATAATATGAGTTTTGAAGTGTGGTGGGATAAAGAAAGAAATGCACATAGTATAGAATATTCTAAGCTTGGTAAGTATGCTTTAAGAAATATCGCATTAACAGCATATGATAAAGGGTATGAAGATGCTACCAAAGATATGTTAAAAGGAGTTAAAGAACAATATGTTGGCTATTAAGGGCATAAATGATACTTAATGCACAATATATTAACCATTAAAAGGAGAAACATTATGAATGAGAAATAACTTTTTTGAATATATGAAAGATTATTGTAATAAAATTAATTATAAAATATTAAGTACTTCTTATATAAATAGTAAAACTATGATGTGGTTTCAGTGTGGAAAAGGTCATAAATTTAAAACAACATGGAATCATTTTAAAAGTGGAGGAACAAGATGTCCTATATGCACAGGTTCTAAAATTGATATAGATGTTATAAAAAAATTATTTAAAAATGAAAATTATAATTTAATATCTACTAAATGTAAAAGTAAAAAAGAAAAATTAAAATGTTTATGTCCAGAAAATCATATATGGAATACTACTATTACAAATTTTAAAAAAGGTAATAGATGCCCTATATGTAATGATAAAAGAAGGTATAAATTTGAATATGTAAAAGAATATTTTGAAAAATTTAATTATACACTTTTAGATACTAAATATTTAAATGCAAATACTCATTTAAATTATATATGCCCAGAAGGTCATAAAGGAAAAACTGTATTTTCTAGTTTTTTAAATGGTGTAAGATGCAAACAATGTTATTTCAAAACATTAAAAGGAAAGACTCATCCTAATTGGAAAAACTATAGTGATAAAGATGTTCAATTTGTTTTGGTAAACATAAATTAACTTATGAATTTGTAAAAAAACAAATTGAAAAAGAAAATTATAAATTATTATCTAAAGTATATATTAATAATAGCACTCCTTTAAAAGTAAAGTGCAATAAAGGTCATATATATTTTGTAAAGTGGGGTAATTTTCATTCTGGTAGAAGATGCCCAACATGTAAATTGAAAAATTTTACAAAAGAAGATATACTATTATATACAGGATACAGAAATGCTGTAGATAATATTACAAGAAGAAATTATTATAAATATATAAATGTTATTAATAATGATAAATTAAGAAGAGGTAAAAAATATCACTTAGATCATATATATTCTGTTATTGATGGATATATTAATAACATTCCTATTGAAATAATTTCTAATATTTATAATTTAAGAATAATAGGTAGTAAAGAAAATATAAGTAAATCTGGAGATTCAGATATATCAAAAAAAGAATTATATTTAGGATATTATAAATTTGAACTAACTAAGGAGAGTTTATGGCAGAATTCGACATACAAAAATTAGCAAATAAATTAAAAAAGAATTATGGATCACTTAAGGTTGCTGCTGATGAAGTTGAAACTATAGAGTTTATATCTACAGGAAATAAGGCTCTTGATTTATCTCTCGAAGGTGGGGTAAACCTAGAAAATTTAGTGGAATTAAGCGGATTTAATAGCAGTGGAAAAACGACATTAATGCAACTAATGTTAGCAGATATGCAAAAAAAATATAATACTGTAGGTATATGGTTAGATAGAGAAAATGCGTATTATAATAATAGATCTGAATTTTTAGGAATAGATAATAGTAGGGTTATTAAATTCAAACCTACAGATATTCCTATTATACCAGATGCTACACAAGCTCTTATTGAAACACTATCTAATATACCTAAAGATGTTTATAAATTTATAGGAATTGATTCTATAGCAGCATTTGATGATACTGCAAAAATAGACCGGTCAGACATGGGACGTAAGGCTAAGGATATCCATCGAATGTTTAGAAGAGTACTTCCTTATATAGATAATAAAACTTTATTTGTATTTAGTAATCAAAGAACTTGGAAACCAGGAGTACTTTTTGGACCTAATACAACTGTTACAGGTGGTGAAGCAGGTAAATATTTTACTAACTACAGAATTGAACTTAATAATGGTAAAGATATAAAAGATGACAGTTTAGGAGGGGAAATTACAGGTAATTATATTAAAGCTAAAGTAATCAAAACTAGATCTGGTCCTGCAATGAGATCAATTACTTTTCAACATTTCTTCAAGAAGGGTATTCCATATTTATCAGGATATATAAGATTACTTGTTGACAGGAATATTTTACAACCTAAAAACAAAACTGAATTCAAAGCATTTAAAAATGAAATAATATTATACAAAGATAAAAAGTTAAAAGAATCTAATGTTGAACAAATATTAAAAGATTATCCTGAACTTAATTTTGATACTTACCCTGAATATAATATAAAGGAAGAGGAGAATGCAAGTGAATAACTTTTTAGTAATGTCTGATTTACATTTCCAACAATGTAGAAATAAATCTTACATAAACGAGTTTGGGATATCATCTTGGTTACAAACTCAACTTGATGTAACAGAAGATATATTCCAGTATGCAATTAAGTATGATATAGAAGATGTATATTGTAATGGTGATGTATTTGAAAATAAAAATAATATCACTCAAGGTGTGTATAATATTGTATGGAGTTTATTTAAAAAATATTCTAAGAAATTAAATATTATATTGAACACAGGTAATCATGATATATTTAAAGTGGATAGAGATTCATCTCTTACTCCATTCACGGATATCATTACTGTGATTACGAAGCCCTCTGTCATAGAGAATATAAAATTTATTCCTTTTGGTATGACAGAAGGTGAATTAAAATCAAACTCTGAGATATTATTTTTACATGAAGAAGTTGAAGGAATAGTTGAGGGTTTTGAATCTAACAAGTTGATTTTATTAAAAGATATTGTAGATTACAAAGTAGTATTTAATGGTCATATACATAAACCAAAAGATATACATAATGTAATTAATGTTGGAAGTACTGTACCTAATGATTGGGGGGAGGCTGGGCAACAAAAAAGATTTGTACATTATCATGATGGTATTATAGATTCAATCAATATTAATCATCCTACTTGGAATACTTTAAATGAAATACCAGAAGATTTTGATGATAAATATAATTTTTATAGGATTAATATTAGTTCAGATGAGTTATCACATTCTATATTTAAAAAGTATAATGTATTTCCTAATATTACAAAATTAAAAAAACGAGTTTCAAGAATAAAGCAGACAGGAAATATTAACAACCAGATAATTCAATACATAGAACTAAAAAATACAAATTTGGATAAAGATAGACTTTTTAAAGTAGGAAAATTACTTTTAAAATAAATAAAAATTATGAGTAAAAAATTAACTATTGAATATATAAAAGAACAGACTTCTATTATACAAGAAGGTTATGAATTATTAAGTACTAAATATATAGGTGTTCATTCAAAACTTAAATTTAAGTGTAATAGAGGTCATATATTTGAATCAAGTTGGGGTAATTTTAGTCATGGTAGTAAATGTCCTGAATGTTACAATGAATCAAAATATTTAACTATTGAATATGTGAGAGAACAAACACCTATTATACAAGAAGGTTATAAGTTAATGAGTACTGAATATATAGGTGCTAAATCAAAACTTAAATTTAAATGTTCTGAAGGTCATATATTTAGTATGACTTGGGATAATTTTTCACAAGGTAACAAATGTCCTGAGTGTAAAAAATTAACAATTGAGTATGTTAAAGAACAAACTCCTATTATACAAGAAGGTTATGAATTATTAAGTACTAAATATATAGGTGTTCATTCAAAACTTAAATTTAAATGTGATAGAGGTCATGTATTTAAAATAACTTGGAATAGTTTTTCACAAGATCGAAAATGTCCTGAGTGTTACAATGAATTAAGAAAATTAACTATTGAATATGTGAGAGAACAAATACCCATTATACAAAAAGATTATGAATTAGTTAGTACTGAATACATAGGTGCTCATTCAAAACTTAAATTTAAATGTTCTGAAGGTCATATATTTAGTATGACTTGGGGAAATTTTTCACAAGGTCAAAAATGTCCTGAGTGTTATTATATAAATTATACACCAGAAGAATTAAATCAATTAGATAAATATAGAAAATATGTAATAAGCCTATCAAATAGAAATTATAATAAATATAAAGATATAATAAATCCAGACAATAAGGAAAGAAGTAATTATAAATATCACATGGATCACATATTTCCAGTAATAGAAGGATTCAGAAAAAAGATACCAGCTAAATATTTAGCTAATCCTTATAATTTACAGATGCTTTGGTGGAAGAAAAATTTAATTAAACATGATGATCCTTGGCAGAGTGAGAAAAAATTGTATCAAAGTTATGAAAAATTTAAAATTAAAAAACAAAGACAGAAATATTTAAAGGAATTATTGAAATGAAAAAAATTAGTAAAGTAAAGGAAGGTGCCAAAAAACTATGGATTATTTTTGATCCAGAAGATGGACCTCATATTTATAATACAAAGGAAGAAGCAATTAAAGTTTGGAGAACTTGGAAAAGTATGGCAAGAGATGAACCTTTAGATTCTTTTTGGGATATGTCTAAACCAATTAAATTTATATTGGAGGAGAAAAAATGAAGAAACATATTATTTTTGTAATATTAAAAATTGTTGAGTTATCTACTGTTATTTTTGGGCCTTATTATTTAGGTGTAGTATTATTAAAGTGGAGTTGGTTTGTTAATTTTGTAGGTATTTCTACCATGTCTCCTTACTTTGTTAGTTTATATACATTAATTCTTTTATCAATTACATGTGTTAGTATTAGTGGTTGTTGTAGTTTGCTTTATTTATTTTGGAATATAAATAAAAAATGGGCACGGATATTTAATAACAAATTAGATTCATTTTTGGAGAAGGAGAAATGAAAAATAAAAAGTACTTTTTAGAAACTATAGGATTAAATAATAAAGTTGAAGTTACAAAAGAAGAATGGATTAGAGCAGAACGTAGTGCAGGATTTAGACCAAAAATGGCATCAAATGAAGTAGGATATATGAGTACTTGTGCAACAGGTGGATTTAGTAATAATTTTATTTCTGGAAGTATTAAATATGAATAGAGATGAATTCATAAAAATATATAATAGGATAGAATTTATTAAATTTGAAGAAGATTTAGAATTACTAATTCATAATGAAATTATTATACATGAAATTAAACGTGTATTAGTATTACAAAATAAAATTAAGGAAAGTAAATGATAAAATTAAAATCTATAAATCTTAAAAACTTCAGGTCTTGGGAAGAATTACATTTTGATAATATAGATGAAATGGGGCTTTTGTTATTCAATGGCAAAAATGGTAGTGGCAAGTCCAGTATCAAGAATGCTGTGGAATATCTACTACTTGACAAGTTCAGTGATGAGATTATGTTAAGTGATATACCTTTCAATGTTGATACTGAATGCAAAATAGAAGGTGTATTTGATAAAGATGGTGATATAATAAGAATTACTAAATATAGAAATCATAAAAAATTTGGGCAAAGTACTATTCTTGAATTAAATGGTAATACTTCTTTAACTCATACTGATAGAAGAGAGACACAAAAAGAAATCTTCAGGCTGTTTGATATAGATATATTCTCTGTAATGACTACTTCTATATATTCATCTCAGTCTAAATCTTTTATTGAAAGCCTTGATTCTGAACGTAAAGATATTATTTATAAAGTATTAGGATTACTTAAATTTAATAAAGGAAAACAAGCTGCAAAGGATAAGATAAAAGAATTAGGTATTAAGATTGAACATAATGAATTGAAAATTGAAGATATAAAACAAACTTTAATAAGCCAGGAGGAAGATTTAGAAGATGTAATTGAAAAAATAAATCAATATAATGTAAATAAAGAAGCTAAGATTAAGAGATTAAATTTTGATATTTCTGAAATTGAACTTGAGTCTTTTGATAAATTAGAAATTAAAGTAACTGAGCTTGAAAAGATAAAAAAAGAAGTAGATTTAGATAAACTGGAATCTTTAAATGAAAGATTTGATTCTCTTAAGCTGAAAGTAGTCAAGAAAGAAACTGAGATAGCAGGTATTGAACTTGATATAACAAATAAAAAAAGAGAATTATTAAATATTACTTATAAGATAAGTAATTATGATGAAGATAAAAAGAATACAATAGGTATATTATTAATACAAGGGCTTGATTTAGAAATTGAATCAACCGAAGATTTAGAAGATAAAATAAAGGAACTTAATAAACTTAAAGTACATGTTGATGAAGATGAAATATCAGATTTAATGCATGACTTAGCTGAACTTGAACCTATTAAAACTGCAAAGGAGACAGAGTTAAAAGGTAATAGAAAGAGACTTAAGGAAGCAGGGGATGGTATATGCCCCATTTTCAAAAGTCATCAGTGTGAACTTCTTATCAATCAGAGAGATGATATTATCAAGGACTGTGAGCCAGATATAAAATCTTTAGAAAAAGATATAAAAGAACTTGGCGTTTCAATTGAGGAAACAAAAGTTGAATTAAAAGAATTAATTGATTTAAAAAATGCTAATAGTAAATTAAAAGATAAGATAAGTATAATTGAAGATGACATAAATGAAATAGAAACTGACAATCTTATAAATGAGAATAAAATACAAAGTGTAAAAGATAACATAGAAAAACTGAAGATTGAAGAGAATCCATATATTGATATTAAAAACAAAATAAAGATACCTGAACAGAAAGAAGTAGATGAATTACAAGAAGAGATAAATAATATAAGACTTAATTTAATAACTTTATCTAATAAACTTGATAAGGCAAGTATAAATATACAATTTAATGATGACATAGATGAAAAGATTGAAATAATAAAAGATAAAGTTTCTGATATAAAAACTGATAATAAACTAAAACAGAATAACATATTAAATTTTAAAGATTCTATAAAGAATTTAAAAGAAGAAGAGAATCCACATATAAGTTTTAAGAAAAAAATAAATAAAAAAATAAAAATTAATAAAGAAAAAATAAATGAAAAAGAAAAAGAAAATAAAAAATTATTTGAAGAGAGCTTATATTATAAATTTTGGCTTACAGGATATGGCAAGACTGGATTGCCAAGTATGTTATCAGATGATTTCTTAATTTCACTTGAAGATGAAACAAATAAAATATTGTCAACAATTTCAAGAATGCATATTACTATTACACCAGATAAAGAGAATAAAGATAAATCAATATCAGAGAAAATAGATATAAAACTTCATCATCCAGATAAAAAGATTACATCTATTGGTAGTTATTCAGCAGGGCAAAGACAGAGAGTTAAGCTTGCTAACTTATTTGCACTTCACAAACTTATAAGTAATCTTGACTTCATGATACTTGATGAGAGTCTTGAGGGGTCACTTGATATTGAAGGTAAAGAACAAGTAATTGATCTACTTAAACAACAGATTAAAGACATAGGAACTATAATTGTAATTTCACATGATGATGATATTAAAGATAGTTTTGAAAATATTATGAATGTTGGTATTAAAGATGGTATATCTTATTTGAAGGAGGATTGAATGTTAGTAAAAGAATTAATAAAACAATTAAAGAAAATGCCACAAAATCTTGAAGTTGGAATGTCTGCTCATGATAATAATGATTGGGAAATAGCTGGATGGGTAAATTCTATTAATTTATTTGATAAAACAGAAATTAAATTACCTGATTATATTGCTGGTTCAGATAGAGATTGGTATGCTTCTCAACCTAATAAGGCTGTTGTATTAAATGCATAAGGAGAATTGAATGGGACTAAATACAGAAAAAAGAATGAAGCGGAATCAGATAGACGTAGGTATAAGCTGGATTGATACGAAAATAGTATTTACAGAAATAAAATCTGAGAAGCGTATGTGGTTAGGAATTTGTAATTATACAGGTAGAGTAATGATCTTTGCTCCTTACGACTTCAAGAAAATGACTACAGCAGTTACTACGATTACTGTAGAACCTGATGAGAAATACTGTGAGAAAGCTCAGGAATGTGTCTATTTTAAATGTCCCCTGAATAGATTTAAAAAAGAATCTTTCTTATCTCTATTTAGTGAGAGTTCAGGATTTTCACTTTCTCTGCCTAACAACTTTGGAAATTCAGACCTCTGGTTTAATTCGGGACTTTATCAGACTTTCTGGAATAAGATTATTCAATATTTTAATATGTCACAAGAGGGTGGAGTTCTTGAATATTCAGAAGATATGATAAATAGTAAACTTATTTTACCATAGGAGAAATTATGAAGTTTGAAATAATAGGTAAGGAAGAAGAAAAACTTTTAGAATTTTATAAACATAAATGTACAGGTGATTATGTAGGATCAATTGGTGGTAGGTTTAGTATAATAATAACTCCAACAAGTTTAGGCACTTTTACATCAGTTAAATGTAATTTATGTGGTGATTCAATAGATATTACTGATTGTGAAAATTGGTAAAGGAGATTAAATGAAAGAAACAAATGATTTAGATATAAATGATGGCACTTCCTTGTATTATCCTGATAAGTACGGTAAGGTAGATATAGAATTTTACTCAGAAACATATGGATGGATTAATAGATCAGTACTATTTAATGATCTTGAACGATGGGTTATTTTAGTTCGGAAACAACTGACAATGGAAGGGAGATGATATGAAGTTTAAAGAATTGAATGTAAACAATATGTTATTATATTTTTTAAATGAAACTGGTAATGTTGAAATAGAAATTCATACTCTTGATTGTTGGGCTGGTGAGAGTGTATCTTTTGATGATCTTGAAAGATGGGTTATTGCAACTCGAAAACAATTAGTAAGAGAAGGTAGGTAATATGGCAAAAAAACCAGTTAAGGCACGTAAAATAACCATTCGATCTGGGAAGAACAAAGGGAAGCGATTTCAGAATTGGATTGCTGAACAATTTAGTATTATATCTAGCATACCATATGGTGTAGATGAGGATATAGAATCTAGGATTATGGGACAGGCTGGAACTGATATAGCTTTTCGCGGGTCAGCAAAAAAGTTGTTCCCTTATGCAGTTGAAGCAAAAAATTGTGAACAATTCTCATTACCTTCTTGGGTGAAACAGGCAAAGCGAAATAATAAGGAAGAAACAGACTGGTTATTGTTTATTACAAAAAATCGGTTTGATAAAATTGTATGTATGGATACAAATTTATTCTTCAAACTTTTAAAAGATCAAATAGAACTGAAAAAATTAAAGGAGAAATAAGGTGGAAGAGTATATTACAGGCACAGGTCAAAAGATTATGGTGCATGATAAAAAAGATTGTAAAGGTAGATATTGTGTGATACATAATCCGTCAAATCATCATATGAGAAATTGGCCTACTAATTGGAGAAGTGATAAAGGTATAATGGAACGTATATGTAAATGTGGTGTGGGTCATCCAGATCCTGATGATATTGCTTATCAGATATCTATGGGTACTGATAGCAGTATTAGTATACATGGGTGTTGTGGGTGTTGTGTTAAGGGGGAACAAGAATGAATGAATTAATTATGGCAGGAATAGCAGGAGGTATTATTAGTTATTGTTTTAGTAAAATCCAGTTTCATACAGAAGGCTATTGGTATTCTTTAACTTTCTTTGATAAAACTGAATTTAAAAATGTAATAGCTCAATTTGAAAATAAAGTAATGAGAGTTTCTAATATAGCTGCTGCAAGAAATGAAGCTAAAGCATCACCTGAATCAGTAATAGTTTCTATAGATTATTTGGGGCAGGATAGTATATTAAATTTCACATCTAATATGGAAGAGTTATATAAAGAAGTTGATAAAAAGGAGAGAGATGAAAAATAATAAGGTCATAATTATAAATGGGAGTTCAGGTGCAGGGAAAGATGAGTTCATTAAAATATTCAATAAGTATACTGATATTACAGTTTTTAATCATTCAACTATTGATAATATAAGAATGTCTTTATATAATCTTGGATATAAATTTGACAAGATGGATTTCTTAGCTAGAAAATTGATGTCAGATATTAAAAAATTTTTAACGGATTATGATAATATACCTTTTAAAGATATGATTGATCAGTATGAAAATTATGATTCATTTATGAATGGTTTTATTTTATTTATTCATTGTCGTGAACCTGATGAAATTCAGCAATTCGTAGATCATTTTGAGGATTGTACTACTCTCTTAATGAAAAGGAAAGGGCTTACAGTACCAAAAAATAAATCTGATATGAATGTAAATAATTTTCAATATGATTATGTTATAAATAATGATGGAACTTTGAAAGATTTAGAGGTGACTGCAAAACAATTTATTAAAGATATAGAAGAAGAGGAGTAAAATATGAATGAAACACATGAAGATAGGAAACGTAAATTTTTATCTATGTTAGAAGAAACTATGAGTATTAAAGATAGATTATGGTGTTTAGAAAGTTGGGTGTTTGATCATTCAGGGATAGATCAAGAAATTGAAGATCTTAAAAAGGAGATATATATAAACGTATAGAAAAAATTGAAGAATGGATTTATGATAATAAACAACCACTTCAAAATATACCAACAGTATATTAAAAAGGAGAATCAAAATGAGTGATAATTTTAAAAGCATGATAGCTGAACAAAAAAAAGGCAAAGGTATTACAAAATGGAATGGAACTTTACTAGAATATTTATACAAAGTAGAAAAAGATCCAGATATTGCAAATTTTGCATCAGGTAGAATCTACAATGCAATTATGAAATTTGGTACAAGACCAGTTGATGATGCACTTAAGACTGCTGGGTATGAGGATCTTGTAGAATATAAATATTTTGATGAAAAAATGTACGGAACGAGAGAAGCTATCCATGATCTTATGAAATTTATGAAAGCAAGTGCAAGACGAACTGAAACAGGTAAACGTATTTTAATTATGGTTGGTCCAGTTAGTTCAGGTAAATCAACTATAGCTGCTCTTATTAAAAGAGTACTTGAAAATGATGATACTTTAAAATTTGGTATTGCAGGATGTCCTTTACATGAAGAGCCTTTACATGCAATTCCATTAAGTGATAGAGATTCATGGTCAGATAAATTAGGTGTTAAAATTGAAGGTAATCTTTGTCCAGTATGTCAACATAATATTGATAATAATTACACTGATGAAAATGGAGTTGTTGATTGGGGTTCCGTTCCTGTAAATACTATGCAATTTTCTGAACAGAAACGATCAGGCATTGGTACAATAGCCCCTATGGATAATAAAAGTCAAGATGTATCGGAATTAATAGGACGTATTAATTTATCTAAAATGCATCGTCATACAGAAACAGACCCAAGAGGATATGAATTTACAGGTGAATTACAAGTTGCTAATGGGGGTGTAGTTGAATTCATAGAAATACTTAAAATAGATATTAAACTTCTTTATGTTCTCCTCACAGCAGCACAAGAAAGTTTAATCAAGTCTCCTGGATTCCCTCAGATGTATATTGACACACTTATACTTGGCCATACCAACTTTTCAGAATATAACTCATTTAAAACTGATAAAAAGAATGAAGCATTACATGATAGAATTTATCCTATCTATGTACCTTGGAATTTGAAACTTGATGATGAAGTTAAAATTTATGAGAAGATGATCCGTGAATCTGATTTTAGAGGAATTCATATTGCACCTAAAGCACTCAAGATTGCAGCTCAATTTGCTATTCTTTCAAGGCTTTCTAAATCAAATAAAGTATCTTCTTTGACAGAAAAAATGAAAATTTATAATGGGGAAGTAACAAAAGAATTTAAAAAATCAGAAGTTGATTTAAAAGAATTGATTGAAGAAGGTAGGAAAAATGGGGAAGGGATGACAGGTATTTCTCCAAGATTCATTATCAATGCTTTGAATATTGCACTTGGTATGAAAGAAGATAAGAATTGTATTAATGCTATTGATGTTATTAAAGCATTAAGAAGTAATTTTGATCATCAGGTTGGTTATACAGAGGAAGAAGTTACTGAATATAATTTACTTTTAACTGGTGAGAAAGATTCTGTTGCATCTGAATATAAAGAGATTGCTAAAAAAGAAGTTAATATGGCATTTATTTATGCATATGATGAACAAGCTCAATCCTTGTTTGAAAATTATATGAAAAACGTGACATCATTTTGTAAGAATGAAAAAGTTCATGATGAATTAACTGGAGAGTATCATGATCCTGATGAGAAACTTATGAGATCTCTTGAGGAAATTATTGAAGTTCCTGAGAATTCTAAACGAGAATTTAGAAATCAAATCTTCGTTTACGAAGCTACAATGCTCAGACAAGGTAAGGCTTTTACATTTAAAGACTATGACCCTCTTAAGGAAAGCATCGAAAAACGCCTTCTTAAAGATCTTAAAAATGTAGTAAGTCTCTCTATTGCAGATACTACAAATGTAAATCCAAAAACTGAGAAGAAACGAAGTGAAGCAATTAAGAAATTAATAGAAAAAGGTTACTGTGATCAATGTGCAAATACACTTTTACAATTCGTAGCAGAAATTTTACGCAAAGAAAATTAAAAAAATTATAAGGAGTAGAGGATGAGTAATCCTGAATGTAGTACAAAAAATAATAATCCTCAATGTTATAGAATGGAGGTAGGTAAAATGAGACTTAAAGAAAAAGTAATAAAATTAGAAAAATTGATGGAAGATATAAGTACTATACAAAACCAATTATTAAAAGAATTAGGGTATGTGACATTATATAAAGCCCCTGCAAAAAGTGGATTTTATATTAAAAAGAATAATAAGGAGTAAAAGATAGAACGACCAGATATAGAAGGGTATAAAGATAGTGTAAAAGAATGTTGTGGCAAGGATGATGCCCTATGTTTTTGTGAATCATGGGGTTGTAGTCAGATAATTGAATTAATTTCTTATATTGAATTTCTTGAAGGAGTAAAAAATGAATCGTAATGATAATCTATAAAGCTACTAATAAAGTAAATGGTAAAATGTATATAGGACAAACAATATTAAATTTAAAACTACGAATATGCAGTCATAAATCAAGATCATTAAAAACACATGAAAATGATTATTTTCATTCTGCCATAAAAAAATATGGAATAAATAAATTTAAATGGAAGATTATTGAAAAATGTGATACAAAAGAAGAATTAGATGAGATGGAGTTTCATTATATAAAACAATATAATACATTTGCTCCTAACGGGTATAATTTAACTATGGGTGGGGATGGTACAGTAGGTTATAAATGGACAGAAAAACAAAAAATAAAAATAGAAGAATATTGGACATTAGATAAAAAAATAGAATTAAGTGAAAAAAGAAAAGGTAAAAATAATCCTATGTATGGTAAATGTGGTGAAGACAGTCCAACATATGGTATGAATCATACAGAAGAAACAAAACAAAAAATATCAGAAAAAGCAACTGGTAGAAAACAATCTAATGAAATGAAAGAAGCTAAGTCTGAAGAGATGATACAAAGATATAAAAAAGGTTGGGTTAATCCAATGTTAGGGAAGAAAAATAAAGCACGTTCTAATATGAATAAACAAAATATTGGTGATAAAAATCCATTTTATGGTAGGAAGCACACAGAAGAAACAAAAATAAAAATGAGTAAACCTAGAAAAATATATGATGATGAAATTATTAATAAAATTATTAAACTAAGAAAAAAAGAATTAATATATGATGATATAGCTGATATAATGGATATGCCATCAAAAGTTATAGGGAATATATGTAGGAGTAATGGTATAAAAATTATAAAAAAAGTTTGTATGGGTAGCAGAAAGTATTCAAAAGAAATAAGAGATGAAGCATTTTTAATGAGAAGTAAAAATTACTCATGGAATAAAATTTCTTTAAAATTAAATATTTCTAAAAGAACAATAAGACACTGGTTTGATAAAAAAATAAATAAGGAGTAAAGAATGAGTATTATATATCACTCGGATTGGGACATGTCTCGTAAAGGTGAGAAAGATGCCCAGAGGCACAGAGATCTCATTGATGAGAATATACGCAAAAATGTAAAGGACGTAATTTCTGAAGAATCAATAATTACAAAAAAGAGAGGAAGAAAAGTACGTATACCAATTAAAGGATTGAAGGATTTCAGATTTATTCATGGGCAGAAAGGTACAAAGGGTGGAGTTGGTCAAGGGGATGGCGATGAAGGGGATTCAATAGGTCAAAGAAAAAATGGTAAAGGCAAAGGTAATAAACCAGGAGAAGAAGTTGGTGAAGATTATATGGAAACTGAAGTTGATATTGATTACTTGATTAAAATTATGTTTGAAGATCTTGGTTTACCTTGGATTGAAGAAAAAACTAAAGCTAAACAACTTGTACCTAAAGGTTGGAAATTTGATACTGTATCTAAGAAAGGTATTATACCCAGAATTCATAAAAAGAGAACAATGATTGAAGCTATCAAAAGAACATCTGCATTTATTGGTGAAATTATGAATGATACAGGATGTTCTTTTGAAGAAGGAAGACTTGCTTTGTTACAAGCAAGAGGTGATATAGAAGATGCTATTACTATTATAAAAGAAGGTAAATTAACTGAAACTTCAGATGGTATTTATATTGAAGATGATGATTTACGATTCAAACAAATAGAAGAAGATTTTGAATTACATTCTAATGCAGTTGTGATAGCAATTATGGATGTTTCAGGAAGTATGGATACTGATAAAAAGTATTTAGCAAGATCTATGTTATTCTGGATGGTAGAGTTTTTAAGAAAAAAATATGATAATGTAGAGATAAGATTTATTGTTCATACTACTGAAGCAAGACTTGTATCCGAAGATGACTTTTTTAATAGAGGAGAATCAGGTGGGACTAAATGTGCATCAGGTTTTAAACTTGCTAATGAGATAATTGAAGCAGAATACCCAAGTACTGAATGGAATGTTTATGTGCAATACTTATCTGACGGGGATGACTGGGGGCCAGAAGATACTATTAAAGAAATTAAAATTATGTTAGATAAGAAAATTAATATGCTTGGGTATACTGAAATTAAACCTGATACTTCTTATGGTGATTCCCTTATAAAGAAGATTAAAGATACTTGGAAATTTACAGTCAGAAGTGTTGATGGTACAAGTTTTTATAAGAATGAAGATTTAAGATTCTTATTGGCTAAAATTCAGAAAAGAGACCATATTTGGTCAGCTTTAAAACATTTTTTGTTTGAGAGTGATAATAAATAAGGAGGAAGATTAAATGACTAATCAAGAATTGATGAGATTAGCAAAACTTGAAGAACGCATTATGCAAATAGCAGTTGAGGAAATGGGACTAGTTACATGTCCTATTGAGTTTGATATTATTCCTGCACAAAAGATGCTTGAGGTCATGGCATACAACATTCCAACTAACTTGTCAAATTGGAAATTTGGAAGAGACTACGAAAAACAAAGAACTATATATGAAAATGTAAACCCGAGTCTTCCATACGAAGTAATTATTAATAATGATCCAGCTAGAGCATACTTAATGAAAACTAATACATTTGCAATTCAAGTATTAATTATTGCACATTGTGTTGGTCATTCTGCATTCTTTACAATGAATGAATTTTTTAAAAATACTCGTAAAGATATCATGGATTTTATGAGTGAAGCAACATTAAGGTTTAATAAATATGAAAAGAAATATGGAATTGATGAAGTAGAAAAAATTGTTGATGCAGGTCATGCTTTATATTTTCATTCAAGTCCTTTCGACAATGAAACAGAAATTGAAAAACTTAAAAGAATATTTAAACAAGAAAGAAAAGAAGCACATGCTATAGATAAATCTCAATTTGGAAGTTTATCAAATCCAGTACTGAGTAAACAAAAACCAGATATGGATATAGAATTATACAATAGTAAATTATACCAAGATTTAAAAAATAGAACTCCGATTGAACCTACTGAAGATTTTCTTAGATACATTGTAGATAATTCTTTAATACTTGAAGATTGGTCTAGAGATATACTTGAAACATTAAGAGAAGTTGGTAGATATTTCTGGCCCCAAATGAAAACTAAGTTCGGAAATGAAGGATTTGCTGTTCTTTGCCACGAAAAAATAATGAATCAATTGTTTGAAGAAGACCTTTTAAATTCAAGTGAACATGCTCAATTTAATTATTCAAATTCACTTGTTAAAGGAAAGAATCCTACAAGTATGAATCCTTATTTAATCGGTTCAAGGATCTGGGAAGATGTAATAGATAGATGGGATAAAGGTAAACATGGTGATGAATATAATGAAATAACAGATCAAAAAGAGAAAGAAAATTGGGATACTAAGGATGGTAAAGGGTTTGAAAAAGTATTAAATTGTGTAGAAACTTATACAGATTGGTTTATGATGCAGGATTTTTTAACTACAGATCTTGTCAAAGAATTAGATTTATATATTTATTTTATAAAAGAAGAACAAGAGTATGATGATTTTATTATTGGAGTACGTGATGCTCAAAAAATTAAAGATTTAATTGTAAGAAGTTTTGCTTACAATGGAATGCCTAAGATTCAAATAATAAATGGTGATCATAATGGTAATGGTGGTATGATGTTAAAGCATTCTTGGGAGGGTCAAGACTTAGATACTAAGTATGCAAAAGAAACTATGAGACATATATATAATATTTGGGGAAAGCCCATTAGTATTAGAACAGAAGATGGGGATAAAGATGTTGTAATTACTGTAGATCCTAAGAAAAGTTCAAGTTATGAAAAACAACTTAATAAAATATTAAGGGGGAAATAAATATGAGTGATATAGATATTGGTGATTTTGTAAATTATTATTTAGATGATGAAGATGAATTTGATAATGGATGGGATGATTATAATGCAATTAATTTCTATACTGATGATTATGTTGATCCATTTTCAGATGATTTTATGACTCATTTATATAAATGGAGAACAACTACAGGAGGATGCCCATGAGTGATATAGATATTAGTAACTTTGTTAATGATTATTTGGATGGTGATAAAAAAAATAAAACACATGAAGCATGGTGGAATGAATCTGATAATAATTATTTATCTTCTGAATCTTTACAAAAATGTTATGACTATTTTATAAATAAATATTCAGAAGAAGATGAAATAACATATTTTAAATGAAATGTAGAAGGTTATTATGTAGGTTCAGAAATTGCAGGAAAAAGAGCTGACTTATTAATTATAGATGACATGGAGGACTGATGAAAGTTTCAGATTTAGAAAAAACAATAAAAGAAAATAAAAAATTATATTCTGATTTTTCAGATTGGGAAATATATACTGAACAGATAACTGAAACAGATAAAAAATATAAAAAACTTGCTCCAATAAATAATGGACAAGGTTGGGAATTTATAATAGATGAAGAACAATGGGAATATTTTAAATGTTGTGGATTTAATACTACTTTTCCTACTAAAAAAATATTCACTGTTAATGTAAATTATTAAAGGAGGATGAATGAATGCACTTCCTTCAGAAAGATTTATGATGTTTATATGGATTCACTGTAGATATACAGATGGACCATTTAATGGACCTGAGTGGGCAAAGATAGTATATTATATACTTGATGAAAGTGCTAAACCTATTGTACCATCTTATGCTAAATCTTTTTTTACATGAAATTATAAAGGAGAATTAATGAAAATAATTGAACCGTATTATGAAATATTAAATAAACCTAAAAGTAATTTTATATTAACACATCTTGAAAAAGCTGCAAGATTATGTTATAAATCAGAAGATAAAATAAAAAAAGGATCTGCAAAAGTATTACTTAAATCTTTAAATAAAAATGGTCATCAAAGTATATTTGAACATATTAGTATATCTGTATTAATTGTTTGTGATAGAGGAATAAGTCATGAAATTGTAAGACATAGATTATGCTCATTTAGTCAAGAAAGTACTCGTTATGCAAATTATTCAAAAAATAAATTTAATAATGAAATAACAGTTATTAAACCTTTATTTTATGATGAATATACAAATAGATATAATTTATGGAAGAATTCAATAAAAGTTGCTGAACAAACATACTTAACTTTAATAGATTATGGGTCATCTGCACAAGAAGCAAGATCTGTATTACCTAATAGTTTAAAAACAGAGATAATAGTTACTGCTAATATAAGAGAGTGGAAACATATATTTAATTTAAGATGTAGTAATAAAGCACATCCACAAATAAGACAAATAATGATTCCATTAAGAGATGAATTTATAGAAATGTTTCCAGAATATTACAGTGATTTAATTAAAGGAGAAAATAATTGAAAACAATTAAGCAAACATGTAACAATACATGTATGTATTGCGTTTGTGCAATGATATCAAATACATCAGAATCCTATGTAATTGATTGGTTTAAGAATTATGGGAATGGCATAGCATTAGCACCAGAAGACGCAATGATTTTCTTAGCTCATCACGGCTGTTACCTTGCATCTCACATAAAGAATGAAGATAATGATATGGGTGTAAATTATTATGCTATTATAAATTTTGATGGATTTGAATTATTTATTTGTGTTGATTCAGAAAGTTTTCCAGGATTAGATCATGTAGTGTATTGGGATGGGGAACAATTATATGACCCAAACCCAAATACTAAACGAACTAAACTTAAAGAATATGATATAAATTATATTTACCCAATTTCAAGAGTAAAAAGGAGAGCTAAAAAATGGAAATTATAGCAAAACGAAATAAGTTTGATAGTGAAATGATTGAAATGTATACTAAAGATAAAGACTATTTAATTACTGTTGCTCATATTGATAACTTTTCAAAATTATTAAATGAGTATTATAATGAACATATTAATGATTGGTTTTATGATGAAGTAACTTTAGAATTAAAAGTAAAGGAGTATTAAATGAGTGATACTAACATAGCTGATTTTGTAAAAGATTTTATAACTATTAAAACTTCTGAAGAAAACAAAGATTTTAATACGGCTGAAGTTTTATTAAAATTTACAGATAAAAATGGTAAAATAAAAGAGTTTGGAAGAAAGATTAAATTTAGAAAGAACATAACTTTAGGTGAAAATAAAAATGACTTATTCTTTGATGAAACATATAAAGAAGCAGATGATGTTTATATGGATGATAGATTCTTATTAGAACATATAGCTAATAGTTGTACAGGTAATACAGTAAGAGCTATGATAAGAGGTTCTGATTCAATACTTGGTTATAAACATAATGAAATTCTTGAATATTTTAATAAGAAGGATAGGAGATAAATTTGAAAGTAAAAATTAAGAAATTACATGAAGATGCTTTAATTCCAACATATGCACATGAAACAGATGCAGGTATGGATTTTTATACACTTGAGGATGAATCAGTTGAAAGCCTTACCACTAAAATTATTAGAACAGGTATTGCAATGGATATACCTGATGGTCACTCCCTTGAGCTATACCCAAGGTCTGGACTAAGTGGTAATCATCCTAATTATTTATCAAACTCCGTAGGTATTGTGGACTCTCATTATATTGGAGAAGTACTTGTACTATTCAGGAATAATTCTTTTAATCAAACATTGAATATACCAAAACATACAAAAATAATGCAAGGTGTATTAAGGAAATTTTATAAAGCAGAATTTGAAGAAGTTGAAGAATTTAAAGATTCAGAACGTGGGACTGATGGTTTTGGTTCAACTGGAGATAGTTGATGATTAAAGAAATAATGGATTTAATAATATATGCAAGATCGGATTTACTTAATGCTTGTTCATTTGAACATCAAGAAACTGCTCAAAAAAAACTTACTAGAGCAATTAATATTTATATTGAAAATATTAATGAATTAGAGGAGAATTAATATGAATGGGTAGAAAAAAATTAACATATAAATTTATAAAAGAACAAGTAGAAAAGGAAGGTTATAAATTATTATCTAAAGAGTATATAAATGCTAATTCAAAATTAAAGTTATGTTGTAGTAAAGGACATAAATTTGAAATGATGTGGAAGCATTTTAAAGAAGGGAGAAGATGTAAAAATTGTTCTATTAAATATAAGAAACTTACTTATAACTTTATAAAAGATCAAACAGAAAAAAGAGGTTATAAACTATTATCCAAAACTTATATAAATACTAAATTAAAGTTAGATATTCAATGCCCTGAAGGTCATATATATAAGACTTCTTGGGCAACTTTTAATAAAGGTACTATATGTCCTGTATGTAATAATAAATTAAAAAAATTAACATATAAATATGTAAAAAGTTACATAGAAAAAAATAAATATGAATTATTATCTACTAAATATATAAGTGCTCATAAAAAATTAAAATTAAAATGTAATAAAGGTCATATTTATAAAGTAGAATGGGCTTCATTTCAACAAGGTAATAGGTGTTCTATATGTTATTATAAATCAAAAAAACTTACCTATAAATTTGTTAAAAAGGAGATAGAAAATATAAAAGGTTATAAATTACTATCATTAAATTATAATCATTGTGAAGAAAAACTAAAAATACAATGTCCAAATAAACATATATTTTTTATGAGTTGGACAAGTTTTTATAGTAATGGGAATAGATGTACTAAATGTAATAAAATTACTTCGGAATATATTATAAATTATATAAAACCTATAAATTATAAAATGTTATCTGAATATAAAGATATTCATACAAAACTTAAATTTATATGTTCAAATAACCATGAATTTAAAATGTCATGGAATAATTTTCAAAGTGGTAAAAGATGTCCTGTATGTGCTATAGAAAATACAAGAGGTAAAGGACATTGGAATTGGAAAAATTATACAGAAGAAGATATAGAAAAATTTTCTAACTATAGAGAAAATGTAGCTCAGTTATCAAATCATAATTATAGAAAATACTATTATTATATAAATCCTAAAAAACTAAAAAGGAGTACATATAATTATCACTTAGATCACATTTATACAATATCTGATGGATTTAAAAATAACATACCACCTATAATTATCTCTAATAAAAATAACTTACAAATGCTTTGGTATTCAAAAAATGAAGCAAAAAATTATAGATCAGAAATAACTAAACAATTATTATACCATATAACTATATTATAATAAATTGAAGGAGGAGAAGTAAATATATGTTTGATACATTGTACCAAGAGTTCATTTACAAAAGAACTTATTCACGCTGGCTTGATTCTGAAAAGAGGTAAACATGAATATCATCTTGATCATATTTATTCTATAATGAGTGGATTTAAAAATAATATACCAGCTAAATATATTTCTAATCCTTATAATTTACAAATGCTTACAGAGTTTGAAAATATATCTAAACATGATAATTGTTGGCAAAATAAAGAAGAATTATATATAGGATATTTTAAATTTATTAATGAATTATCTAATATTAAAAGGAGTAATGATACATATGCCAGAGTTAATGGGTAATCCACTTAAAGTAGCTGATAGTAGATATTTTGTAGAAGGTGTTGAAACTAAATGGAGTGAACTTGCAATTAGAGTTGGTAGTAGTATAGCAATGGCTGAATCATCAGAAATAAATAGAAAGAAATACTCTGATATATTTACTGAATCTATTTTTAATCTTGAATTTATTCCTGGTGGTAGGATACTTAGAAATGCGGGAAGAATAAAAGGGTCTTTATTTAATTGTTATGTACTTCCATTTGGAGATTCAAGAGAAGAGATAGGTAAATATTTTTCTGACTCCTTCTGTTTATGGGGTTCCGGTGGGGGTATTGGGACTAATCTCTCTTCATTACGACCAGAAGGTGCTCCTATTCGTGGTGTAGGTGGTAAGTCATCAGGGCCTATATCCTTTCTTAAAGCCTCAGATTTTATAGCTGAAACAATACAGATTGGTGGTCAAAGAAGAGCTGCTGGACTTGCTCTTATGAATGTTAGGCATCCTGATATTTTAAAATTTATAAATGCTAAATTAGTAGATAAACTTATACCTCATTATAATATATCAGTAGGAGTTACAGAAGATTTTTTACAAAGAGTTGAATCCAATAATATGTGGGATTTAAAATTTGCACAAAAAACATATGATACAATAGATGCAAGAACTCTATGGGATACATTAATTTCTAATATGCTTACATCAGCAGAACCTGGATTAATAAATTGGGATAATTTACGTGAAAATAATTCGTATTTTTATGCACCTGTAATCACCACAAATCCTTGCGGAGAAGCTATTTTATCTCCATATGAGACATGTTGTTTAGGTAGTATTGTGTTACCTAAATTTGTAGGTAAAGGTGGGAATACTAACTGGATAAAAATACAAGCTACTATTGAAAATAGTGTACGATTTTTAGATGATGTTATAGACTGTAATAATTATGTATTAGACGTAATTAAAACAAAATCATTTGATTCAAGACGTATAGGTTTAGGATATATGGGACTTGCTGATTATTTATTTGCTAAAAAATTAAGATATGGATCAACTAAAGCTTTGGAAGAAACAGAAAAATTAGCGAAATTTGTAAGAAACTGTGTGTATGAAAGTTTAGTTAAATTGTCAAGTGAAAAAGGTGCATTTCCTAAATTTGATAGTACTGCATATTCCAAGGCAAAATTTATAAGAACATTACCACCATCATTAAGAATGGATATTAAAAAGTATGGGTCAAGATGTGTAACAGGTATTTCCATCGCCCCCACAGGAACTATATCATTAATTGCAGGAGTTAGTTCTGGTATAGAACCATTATTTCTTAAAGCTTATGAAAGAAAAGATCAAATAAGTAATAGAATATATATTCATGATTTATACAAACAAGCATTAAAAGATAATACTGATGACATAGATGAATGGTTTGTAGATACTTCTGATTTAAAACCAGAAGATCACTTAGAAACACAGAGTATTGTACAAAAATATGTTGATGGTGGTGTATCAAAAACAATTAATTTTCAAGAAGATATTTCACATGAAAAATTATCTTCATTATTATTGGAATACATTCGTGATTTAAAAGGAGTAACAATTTATGTAGATGGTAGTAGAGAAGGTCAAATTTTAAATAAAATATCTAAAGAAAAAATTAAAGAATTCTTAAAAAAAGAACAGTTTGATTCTGATGCTGATATTGATACTGTTAAATGCTCATCAGGATCTTGTGAACTTTAAAAAGGAGAATGAAAGTGGAACAAGAAATATATGAAACTGAAGATGTTGAATTTGATAAAAGTCATAAAAAACCATACAAAAAAAGTGATCGTTATGCAGAACGTGGAGAAATACAAGATGGTTTAGATGACTACTATTTAGAAGAAGAATAATAGTTTTCATTCTTTTTATCATTTTTATTAAATGAAGGAAAACAGGGAGATTAAAGTGAAAACATATTTAGCAATAATATTAATAGTATTTTTATTTACAAGTTGTAGTTATGATCATATTTATATAGCAAATACTAACTTTAAACAACTTAAAAAAGCTGAATTAAAAGATTATGGGGCTATAGGAATTGGATTATGTGCTTCATTCTTAACACATGAACTTGCACATATAACATTACTTGAAATTTTTAATGCTGATTATAAGATAAAACTTGAAGGTACTGAGCCTTATATATATTTTGATGATAAAAATCTTTCAAATAATAAAGTACGATGGGTTGCAAGAGCAGGGCTTTTATCACAAAATTTAGTTGGTTTATTTTTATCTAAAGATTCTTATTTTACACTTGGGTATAATAGCATGTCAGCTATACAAACTTTAACATATCCTTTAAGAAGTGATGGTAAAGGTGATTTAAATACTTTAGATAGGTATAAATCATATAAAAAACAAGCTGAAATAGAATGGTGCATATATAGTTTAATATCAGTACATAACTTATTAAGAATTGAATGGTAAAATGAATAAATTAAATATAAAGTATATACAGGAACAAATACCTATAATTGCTATAGGATATAAATTATTATCATTGAATTATGATGGATGTATGAAAAAGTTAGAATTTTTATGTGATAAAAATCATAACTTTAAAACAAGCTGGAGTAGTTTTAAATCTGGTAGTAGATGTCCTATATGCAATACACATAATAAATTAACTATAGAAGAATTAAAAAAACAAATATTAGTTATAGCACCTGGTTATGAATTATTAAGTAAAAAATATATAAATGCTCAATTAAAACTTAAATTTGTATGTCCTAAAGGTCATGAATTTGAAATGAATTGGAGTCATTTTAAAACAGGTAGAAGATGTTCTAAATGTTTTGGTGGAATAAAATTAACATATAAATATATAAAAAAACAAATTGAAAAAAATAATTATAAACTTTTATCTATAGAATACATAAACGCTTTAACTAAACTTAAATTTCAATGTCCTGAAGGTCATAAATTTTGGATGAGATGGGCTAATTTCCATAGTGGGCAAAGATGCCCTAAATGTTATAAATTATCAAGATTTGGATCAGGGCATCCTATGTGGAAAAATTATACAAAAAAGGAATTAAAAGAATTAAAAAAGTATAAAGCAAATGTAATACAATTATCAAACAGAAATTATAGAAAATACAAAAATATTATAAATCCTAATAATTTAGAAAGAGGTAGAAGTAAATATCATTTAGATCATATATTTTCAATTATAGAAGGATTCAGAAGGAATATACCAATTAAATATATGGTTAATCCTTACAATTTACAAATGTTATATGGTAAGAAAAATATTATAAAAAAGGATACTTGTTGGCAAAGTGAGAAAAAATTGTATCAAGGTTATGCAAAATTTCAAAAGTAGAGGAGAAAAAATGATTAAAGTTAAGTCAAGCAACATAGATTCAATCGGGTTTGAGGATGAAGTTTTAACAGTTAAATTTAAAAATAACACTATGTATAATTATTCTGATGTATCTGAAGAGTTGTTTGAAAAATTTAAAAAAGCAGAGTCAGTAGGAAAGTATTTCTTTAAATATATTAAAGGTAAATATGAATTTTCAAAAGTAGAAGGAGAATAAAACATGAAAAAATGGTATTATTATTTTAGAGATGAAGAAAATAGACCACATATTACTGTATGCCTAATTGAACATAAAAGTGATTATGCAAGAGGTATTGCAATTTGTTCATTAAAAGATAACTTCTCAAAGAAATCTTATTATTATGATGAAAAAAATAATATTGTAGGTGGTAGAGATATAGCTGAAAAAAGAGCTATGGAAGCTTTAACAAATAAAGAGAGTAATAATCCAATAAATAGAGGTGAATGTTTTGATGTTTTTGAACAATGTATGTTTGATCTTAATACTGAATTTAAATCAGAATTTATTCCAGAACTTTCTCCTTTTGAACAAAGACTTATAAAAAAGAAAGAAACTGAATCTAAAATTGATGAGATAGATAAATTTTTAGAATATTGGAAAGAATTAGAAAAAAAATTAGAAAGCAATGAAAACTTTGAATTTAATAAAGAATTTAATAATGGTATAATTAATTATATTGTTGGTGGATATAGAGGTGATTTTAGAACAAATTATCATATAGAATTTTCACATCCATCTTCTATGAAATATGAAAAGGATTAAATATTTTATTAACTTACAATAAGGAGAATTTTATAAATGAAATTTTGTGAAGATATACCAGTTAATATAGTTACTGATATTCAATCAGGTTGTGGAAGAACTATACTTAAAGATAAATATAATATCCCTTATAATGTTGCTAGAAGATATATCACTCTTGTTAAAAATAATAACCAAGGACTTTCTGATATTGCTGATACTACTAAAATCAAGACAGAATATACAGATAAAACTTTAAATATTGAAGTTAACAGTTTAACAATTGATACGCTTGATGCTGCACTTAAAGCAGGTAATGTTGATCTTTCTGTATATGAGGTGGATAGATATGTTATAAATTCTTGGCAAGTTACAATGAATATAAAGGATGTTCCTACTACTAAAACTAATTATCAAACTAAAGTATGGCTTAAACCTATAATTATTAAACCTGTTGAATTTGCTATACATGGGCTTATTGAACAAATATCAGCACATAAGCCTGTATATTGTAAAACTATTAATGACCCAGAAGGAGACTTTTTATTAGAAATTGGATTAAATGACATTCATTTTGGGATGCTTGCTTGGGGATTAGAAACTGGAGTTGACTGGGATATTAAAATAGCTGAAGAAATATTTGTAACTACAGTTCAAAAAATACTTGAAAGATCTAAAAACTTTAAAATTAGTAGAATATTATTTCCTATAGGTAATGATTTTTTTCATCTTAATTCACCAGATGGAGTTACACCTCTAGCAAAAAATAGACTTGATTATGATAGTAGATTAGCTAAAATATATCAAGCAGGTAAAATAGCAGTATTTAAAGCTGTTGATTATTGTCTTGGTGTAGCTCCTGTAGATATTACATGGGTGCCTGGAAATCATGACCCTGAAACTTCATACTATTTAGTTGATGCTTTAAAAGAACATTATAGAAATGTAGATCAAGTTACTGTAAATTTATCTCCTAAATTAAGAAAATATTATCAATGGGGTAAATGTTTACTCGGTATGACACATGGTAATGAAGAACCACACAGAGATTTACCTACAATAATGGCAGCAGAAGAACCTACTATGTGGTCAACTTCTATATATAGGGAATGGCATGTAGGCCATACTCATAAAAAGAAACAAACTAATTATATAGCTGGAGATACGTTTGGTGGTGTCGTGGTAAGGACTTTATCAAGTATTAGTGGCACAGATGCTTGGCATTATAAGAAGGGTTATATTCATCCATTCAGGACAGGAGAAGCTATTATATGGGATAAGACCGAGGGGAATGTAGGCACTATATCTATTAATATACCTAATTGAAATAGGTTATTGTATTGCTAAGATAAGAGATAGAAAAATTATTGATATAGATAAGATTGTATTATAAAAAATAATATAATTGATCCATGTATAGATCACTATTTCTTTTTAAGATCTATACATGGATCAAATGTTGCTATTTTTTATCTTCTATTAAATAACAGCATCCCAATTAATTTCATCCTGCAAATAAATATGAGCATGCTTGTGATGGCACCATATTTCAGTGTCATCATAGTTTGTGCAGCTATCACCAAACAATTGCTTTAGGTGATTGTAAATGCCTGTATTTACCTTTATGGTTTCGTTATTTCCCACAAAAACAGTTTCAATACGCTCAAAGAACGCATTGTTTTTATCAGTGTCAAACACCTCTTTTTTTAGAGATCGGTATGGAAAAGTATCGTTCCACAACTTCTCTATTGGCAGGTCCAGCCTCCAGCCATAATGGGTGCAGTTATGACCTGTTGTACAATAATCAATATCAACGGTGGTCCAATCGTTGTGCGCCCCGGAGTGATTTGGACAACTCTTTCCGGGCCAGCACCCTGCATCACCCCACACAAAAGCATTATTGCCAGGACGTGGGTAGTCTCGAATAACACTACGCATCACATGTTCAATGACTTCGTAAATTTTGGGGTACATATTTGGGCATAATGGATTCCCAGCAAATCGCATAATATCGGTGTCCTTGGTAATGTTGACTGGCTTACTGCGTCGAATTTCTTTAGCGGTCATTGGGACAATCACATCACGCAAACGCTGGGGGCCTGGGATGTCAATTGAAAACAATTTATTCCATTCCTCGGTTATTTCAGGTATTTTATAGATATCCTTGACGTCTGTATCTTTTGGTAAAATAATCCTCTCACCGTCTGGACGATCCACCACCATGCAAAACCCGTAGGAAATTGTCATACCGGTATGGCCGTACCAGTTTTTATATATACCGGTTTTTTCTTGCGCCATTGCCATCTCAAATGATACCTGTGCCGCTTTCCAATCAATCATGGTAAAACCTTAAGCGCGGCAACCGACTTTTTAATGTCATCGCTTATTGATTCTAATGCCTTGAGCCTGGTATCAATAGCAGAAAGAATGCTATTAACGCTTGGCACCTCTTTTACAGTGCCTTTGTTTGAAATTTGTTTTACGTACTTACCGTCCGGGTAATCTCCAACGACATCGTATTCTTTTCCGTTCTCGGTTATTTTCATAATTTTTCAACCTCGTTATAGTTAAGCTGAGGGACTGCAATTGAAGAACTGAAATTGACAAACGCCCCTTTTCGAGCAACCCGTATTTTGAAAGAACTTTCACAATAAAAAGCGCCAACAGACGGCGTAAAAAGGTCCGTGCCATAACAAGTTCCACTACAAGATATTTTTTGTTCGGCAGTGTTGTTCCCGACGGCTTTTATATCAAGAATGATATCACCATCTTTTAAAACCTGTAGTCTCAAAGAGTCCCCTGAGTCCTCTTCGTCTTGAACACCCAAACCAATTGCCTCGTAAACTGATGCTGGGGCGAAAGCGATCGCATACGGACCGCCCGTTAAATCTACAAGGTCGGTCCATCCACCAGTCCCAGCCGGGTCGTCGATGTCGGTGACGGCTGTGACTTCTGAATCTATCGTGCCGTCGCCGGCACTCCCGTTATAAGCGATAGCCGCAATCCTATTGTTGCCGACTGTGATTGTAGTGGTATCGCCGGATTTTGCCGTGCAAAGTTTTGTTTGTGATAATATTGTGCCGCCCCAAGTTCCCATAATTATATCTCCTTATTCATCATATTTAATTGTACCAATTAAATCAGTAATTGTCCAAATACTTGCTTCATAACACCCAATTGCCCAATAACTTCCAATAGTATTACTACGAATATCTCCACCAGCAACTCCAAGTTCTCCATTATATTCAAATTTATCACTTCCACCTGCTGTACATTTTAGATATGAAGCGGTACGTACCATAAATGATGTCATACGTCCAGTAGTAGCTTCGTCTAATGAAAAATTAATAGAAGCTGTAGCAGTTTTATTTGTAAATGCTGTAAAACTTGTTAAATCAGTAGCTACTACAGAATAATCACTACTTTTTGAAGTTACTGTTTTAGATACAGCACTATCATCGACATACTTTTTTGTGGCTGCATCTTGATTACTAGTTGGATCTGTAACAGAAACTACTTTATGACTGTTCATATCTAAATTTTCAGATTGAGCACTTAAAGCTGTATCAGTATTTTGAGTATGCTTTGTTGAAACAGCATCATCTAATTGTGCTTCTGAGTTACCACCTATATTAAAGCCATTCATGTCTAAGTTACTACCAAGTTGAGGTGATACATCTTCAACAATATTTGTAAGTTTGTTACTTAATTGTGTTTGAATTGCAGATGTTACACCATGAACATAAGCCATTTCTGTTGGTGTAACTGTTTGAATATTAAAGCCATTCATATCAAGATTACTACCAAGTTGAGGTGAAGTATCTTCAACAAGATTTCCAAGACCCCCACTAGATACAGTTACCCATGAAAGTTGTCCTGCCCCATCTGTTTTTATAAGTTGGTCAGAAGTACCATCAGCTTGAGGCCATTTAATATTATCAAGAATAATTTCTCCAGTAGTGTCTGGCGTAATTATTATATCATTAGCACTAACAGAAACAATTGTTTTTCCATTGACATCAAGATTACTACCAAGTTGAGGTGATACATCTTCAACAAGATTTGTAAGTTTATTACTTAGTTGTGTTTGTATTGCTGATGTAACACCATGAACATAAGCCATTTCTGTTGGTGTAACTGTTTGAATATTAAAGCCATTCATATCAAGATTACTACCAAGCTGGGGAGACACATCTTCAACAATATTTGTAAGTTTATTACTTAATTGTGTTTGAATTGCAGATGTTACACCATGAACATAAGTCATTTCTGTTGGTGTAACTGTTTGAATATTAAAACTATTCATATCAAGATTACTACCAAGTTGAGGTGAAATATCTTCAACAATATTTGTAAGTTTGTTGTCAATTATTGATATATAAGTAGCTGTTACATATCCATTTTGTGAATCAGAAGCCGCTTGATTATGTATTTCTTGAGATGAAAGTGACATACCACCAGCAGTAGCAGATGAGTGCAAAGTAACATTTTCAGCACCTAGGCTTGTTAAAAGTGTTGCTCCTGTTTCTTCTTGATATACACCTCCTGTTCCTGTACCTACTAACATACCACCATCTTGTGTGAAATCTGAAGCAACTAATGTATGAGAAGCAGTAACATAAAGTCTTGCATCAATTAGCCTCATAGCTTTAGTAAATATAGTATTAAATTCTCTATCATTTAAATTTAATTCTGGTAAATCATAATTAGGCGTAAAATCAGTAATAATTTTATAAGGCATTGAACTACGAGTATCACCAGAATAATAGGATGCAGAAAGATTTACTGAACCTGTTAAATCAGTACCTAAAGTTATAGAAAATAAACCACTATCATAATCAACAGTACCAGATCCAGCAGGACTAGCATTTCCTGCTAATACACCAGAACCATTATCTGTAAATCTTTCTGATGCTGTTATAACAATATAGTTTTGTATTAAAGGTGTATTAGATAAAGTATCAGAATAAATAGTAGTAGCAGTATTTGCAGAAGCTACATTTTCAGCTCTTGCTGTTTGATAACTAGCATCTGCATATCTAGAAGTTAAAGTTAAATTAGTAGCATTTACTATACTTCCAACTTCATAAAATGAGTTATTTTCATTATCTTTAAATAAATCACCAGAAGATACATAAGTAGTAAATGCAGTACTATTACCTCTTACATTTGCTGATCCTATTACTATATTAACACTACCACTATTATATAGAGCCATTATTTACTCCTTATTTGTTCTTCTAATTCAACTATTCTTTGTGTTAATGCTTCTACCTTATTATCTAACTGTCTTATTGCTCCCCATGAAAGAGATGTGCATGATTTGAAAGAAAGATAAGGTTTATTATCTGGATCATATATTACTTCACCTTTTTTATATGTTTTAAGTATTTTTCCTTTTACTATTTCCCCATTCTCAGAAATGCTTTCTTCTCTATCTTCTCCATCTTTTTTATATTTAGAAAGTAACCATAATGGAAGTGTATCATCATCAATTAATTCATTTCCAGTTCTATCATCTATAATTCCACTACCTTTTATACCATTTATTGCAACAAGGTCATCATGATCATCAAAATGGTAAAAGTCAGCAACATTATGCCAATCATCAGCATAAGCATTATCCCACGCATGGTCAGTTAAACCTAAATCAGTTATTTTTGTAGTTTCTGGGTAAAAGGAATTCATTGCAGCAGTGTTTACAAATTTTAAAGTTTGTGTATCTCCATCATCATCATCAATATATAAATATATAAAATCTTGTCCTTGCTGTATTACTGACTCAGCCGCAGCACCATATACTGATAAATAGGTATAACTTGATGAATTTAGGTATATATTTTTAAAAACATTTCCTGTTAACCAATTACCACCTAAATTTAATGCAATTTCTTCTTTTGTTGATGGTTCAATAAAAAATCTGTCTCCATCAGCATCACCACCCATTTTAACTTCATAATCTGTACCTTTAAAGTTAATTACTCCTGGGTCTGAATCTGATCCTTCTAATATTAAGTCAGCACCACCACTAATAATAAAATCTTCACTAGTAGGTACTACACACCCAGTTAACTCTAAGTCTTCTCCTGTCCATTTCATATTATGAGTACCATCACCAATATTCATTCTATAATAAGGGCTATCGTAACCAATCCATATACCAGCAGTATTATCAGTATATCCATCTTTACTTGTAGTTCTTATATATCCAGTATTACCTAGTTCCATATTAGCAATTTGTGCTAAATTAGTAACACCTATCATAGCAGCAGTAATAGAATCAGCTTCAATTAAAGTAGTTTTTAAATAACCACCAGAAATTAATGTTGTATCACACATAGCAGCAGAAACTTCATCTTCAGTAGCTAAATCCCCAAAATTAGGTTTACTTGTAACATCACTCCAACCAACATCATCTTCAGTAGCTAAATCACCAGCATCAGAAAAAGAAGCAATACCTGAACCACCAGATATTGTTACAGCACCATGCATACTAAGATTACCAGATGTGTACTCTATATAATTACCAGTTTTTGTTGTATCACCTATAAGAAATCCAGCACTGTGATACTCAGCAAGTATAGTACCAGTGTTATCATAAATAAATAATCCCTTTTTACCAGTGTCAGTTCCCATTTTAATAATAGTATTATCATTTAAATCAACTACTTTAAAAGCAGCATCGTGTCCAACTACCCAATCTCCTCCTTCATAGTCTGTATCACCATCTATTATTAAATGATCCCCTGGAGCTGCATAAAATCCATAATCATCACTTTCAAAAGTTTGTGATGGACTAGCATTTTTTTGTAAACCATCTAAATATCCCATTACAGCTTTTTCATTATTAGCATCATCAAATATACTTATTCTATTTTCAGGAGGATTAAGTTCAATACGTCTTCCTGAAGAAGCTGAAGTCAATCGTGAGGATGTTATTTCCCATCCACCTATTTTTGTTTCAGTATTAGAAACTTCAAATACAGTACCATTTAAAGTATCATAACCAGCTATACCATAAGTATTAGAATATAAATTACCCATAACAACTTTAGTTGCAGAATCAGCAATTACTTTTATTTTTGGTGAACTACTTAATTCATCAGTAAGTTCTAAATCTCCTGTAACAATATCATGTGCTGTTATTTTTAAACTTGGTTGCCATTCATAAAAAGATTTATCAGATCCAGAATCATCAATATACATTCGTACATATTTAGCTTGAATAGTATAAGGTAATATAGCTAAAAATTTATTATCAGTATTTTTAACAGTTGTAATATAATCACTTTGTGCATCTGCTTCATTTACAAATGATATAAGTATCTTACCGCTTAATAATTCATGACTACTATTACCAGCATAATATGTCCAACTATCTTCATAGTTAAGTTTCATAGCAAAATACATATTGCAGTCTGTCTCTAACCAAACTAAATGTTTTTCAAACATTTGAGCTACAGGGTATTCATAATTTACATATTGCCACGCCATAGAAACTCCTTATTATATAGTAATTGCTGTTACTGTTGTGTTACCATCATATAAAAGACTTACAAGACCAAAACTTCCAGATGCAGTACCACTAATTTGAAATATATTATCAGCTATTGTATTAGCATTTGTAGAAGTTTCAACAGATATAACCGATAGTTGGAGAAATAAATCTCTAGCTAACACTTTACATGTTATTAGTGCTTTACTCCCATGACTACTTATTTCAGCATCTGTAAGATTTCTTTGATAATAATTATTTTGTGGGATAGTTTGGTAATCCCCATAATCAGCAGTTCCTACTTTAAAGTAAAGTAAATATCCATTATAATCTAATTCAGTACCTGCATCCCAAGCAAATTGTACCCCTCCTATAACAGAAGTAGCAGTAAGTCCTGTAGGTGTAGCAGGAGAAGAATTGATAGTATTAAATATTAAAGAATTTAATGATTTTATAGAATCTTCATTTATTGTATAAATAACAAATATTATATTACTATGTACAGTACCATTACCATCTTCTTTATTATTATCAAAAAAATATGTGTATTCAGATGAATTTACAATAGTTGATCTTAATAAATTTCCAGAATCTGTAGATGTATGATATACTTCAATATAATAACCAACTATAAGAATATCTACAGCATTCCAAGCTATATTAATATCTTTATCTTCATAGTAATGTCTACCTTCATCATCCACGTTATTAGGATCAGCACCTTTTATGTAAGCTCCTGTGGGTGCTGGAACAGAATAATCACCTGCAAATAGAGTAACAGAAGTTACAAAAGAATTACTTATACCACTTTTATACTCTGTTCTACAAAAAAATCTAAATATATAAGTTTCACCTATTACTAAGTTATTATTTATATATGTGGCTTCATTTTGACCATCAGGTAAAGTAGCTATGGTACTATATATACTACTAGCTGTTTTCATTTGAATAACTATTTCTTTTATAGTCATTCCACCACTTGGGCCAAAAGCTCTTAAAATAAACCCTTTACCATTTACAGATTGAGTAGGTGTAACAGAACAACCTCTTGGTGTTCCAGGAATTTTCATTGAATTAGGTGGTGGTACATAAGGGTCATCAATTATAGTTATAGTTGCATTATTTGCATATAAAGCAGATAAATGTTCAAACCCAGATATTTGTACTTCATCAATACCAGTTCTAACAACAGAAGTAAGTCTAAATTTTTTATAAGATGCCCCTGTAACACCCATATAATATACTGAATCTGTACAAGGACTTCCATTAAGAGCATCAATAGGTATTACCATAAGTGAATCATTATTACTAATATGTGTTTCATCTACTGAAGCATTTACAAATGTGTTATCAGATTTTTGATAATTTATTGTAAATGTATCTGTAGCAGTATTAGAAAAAGTATATTCTCTATCTATTGTTATATTAGTAGATGTATAATCAGCTATTCTACCACCTTGACCCCAAGATGGTAACTCATCCTGAATCTTAATTATATCTCCAGCAGTTCCATGAATATAATCTAATTTACATTTAGCTGAAATGTTATGAGTACAATTTGTAATTTGATTAAGTTTAAATTTAGTTTCTCTTTCAGCTACTTTTATATCTGTTATACCTTTTAATCCAATAGTTGTTTCATTTAATTCATTAAGATCACTAAAAGCTGATTTAGCCATTAAAGATCTCATATTATATTTACAATCCTTATCTGTAAATTGACTTATAATCCTATTTGGTATTTCTGATAATGGTGTAAATGATTGAGAAAATTCAGATAAATTACCCATTGATAAAGAATGAACAGGAGTATCATCTTTATTTATAATAAAATTAAATTTGCCACCATACCAAACAGACCAACATCTAAAGGAATCACACATTTCTAATAAAGCCATATTAGCAGATTGTGCTGAATCCATTACACCATTGTAAGTATGAAAATGTGTCTTAACTGATGAGCTACTTTCTAAAGAACAACCTGTTATATCAAAAGAGTTAATATTATTACCAAGTATAATATTTATTAAAATTTCATTAACATTTAAAGTTGGTGTAAAAACAAACTCTTTTGTTCCATTAGTAGTTATATTAGATTTTGTTTCTATTAAAATACTATTATCATAAATATCTTTATAAAAAGCAGACATTTCATAGACAGATCCAGATATATTGGCTATTGTTAATTTAAAAACCCAACTTTGATCTAATTCTAAAGTAGATACTAATTTTAATTTTATGGATAATCTACTAAATGCTGTACTACTTATACCTACGCTACGTAAAGATGAGTCTCTTGTGGTTGTAAGAGAGTTAAAAAATGAAAAAGTAGTCTGTACTTCTAGAGAATCATTCCAATTTTCATCAGTTGAACTATTCCACCAACTTAAAGCATTATAAGAATTATAAGGATTATAAATTTTATGACAATCTTGGATTGCAGTTTCTATACCTGAAGAATATAAATCAGTAGATGTTATATATTTTCCTATTCCATATCGTGTATTAAGCATATAATTTCTAACACAAAGTATAGAATTATCAGAATATTCAGTTCTCCAAGAATCTGTATCATTCCAATATAATTTAACAGCACCTTTAGTTTCCCATTGTTCAGATGTTTCATTATAAAAACAATCTTGAAATGTATAATCTGTACCAGAAGTACTTGCATCTTCTATATCAGGTACTGATATTTTTGTACCTTTTAATAAAGTATTTACATTAGGTGGTGCTCCAGATAATTGTTCAGTAGCACGAATTCTTAATCCTAATAATGCTGTATTAGGATATATAAATTTACCATTTATAATTTCAGTTACTGAATTAAGTATGAGCTGATCTGAAATGTAAAAAGAATCAGAAGGGCCAGCATCAGTACGTGTAAGTCTGATATCATAAGTCCCTTTATCTAAACCAAGATCTTCAAAATTTATTTCTATAGAAGACCATACTTCAGTTTTACTTTTACCTGACATTTCTATAGTAGTAGAATCAGCATTTTCAGTAGCTGAAATTTCAAATCTATCCTCATCACTAACATCATGTTCTAATTCAATTTCATATTGATTAAAATAAAATTTTGTATTTTTATATTGTTCAGATCCACATGCCCAATAACCAGGCCTAATTACTTCTTCACGTTCAATACTATTATGATATCTAGCTATTCTTACTATTTTTGAGGTTACAAAAGATTGTTCTAATATGTTAGAGTTAGAATCAAAAATTGCATAATCTATTCTATAAGATTTTTCTTTTTCACTATCACATACTGTAAAATCTTCAAAGGTATTTCCTAAAACTTCTAAAGTTATAGTAGGAGGTTGTGTTCCAACTACAATTGTGTCACTATAAAAATCTACATTTATATTTTCTGCATTAGTAATTGTTCCATCACTTTTTACTCCACCAGATACAGAATAATTCCAAGTTTTAACATCTAAAGCAATCCAAGAACCACCACTTTTTTTATAATCAATATTATATGTTATTGTGTATGGATCTATTGAGCCAGTGTCTTCATTTGTTTCATATAATGCAGGACTTCTTAATTGTAATAATAATCTATCAATATCTTTTGTTGTTGTATATTGTATATAATCACTACTAGTTATTTCTCTACTATCATCATACTGCATTATTGAATTATTAAAATATGGTATTGCATTTTGACTAAAAGGATAATGATTAAATAATGTCCAAGAACTTTCCCATCCTGTAGTTGTCCCAGGCTCTACTCCATTATTTGCAGCTATACATATATATTTATAATAATCGTTAGTTACTACTTCACCAGCAGTATATGCTTTACTGCTCCAAGCAGTAGCTGTTCCAGATGGTGTATTTGTCCCTGTTCTATACCACCAAGTAACATTACTATATACATCTATAAATTGATCATCTAATAAAATATAAGGATCATTGATATTATAACTTGTTTCATATATAGAAGTAACATCTTGTTTTTTACATATACCTTCTATCTCACCTTCACATAAAGCAATAAGCATGTTAAGATAATTATCACTACCACTACTTTCTGTATAAATACCTATAACATTTCCACCAACTATATGAGATCCATATACTACAGGAATTGGTGAATCTATTTG